GACCATGTTCCGCAAGAGCTACACTGATACCGTTGATAACTTCCGGTACTAGATATTGCAGTGCCTCGTTTTTGCAAGCTAGTCGAGCCACAATTCGGACAAGCGTGTCCGTCCACGAAGAGATTGTGATTAGGATGACGGCTAATCCAAGGAAGCAAAACCCCGTAAAGACTTTCCAATAAAACCACATCTTGTATATTGTACTTCTCCATACGCTTCCAAGCATCTTTATCTCCGTTCATGCATTTAACCCACAACTCGTGTCCTTCGTGTTCGTGTTTCTTTCCTAATCCTAAGCGTTGTGCTACATAGTCCAGCTTGTTACTAGGAAACCTAAAATTGCTACGAACAACACGCAGTAGGTCAATTTGTTTATAAGGCGATGGTGGATTAAAACTATGTAATAAGAATTCCTTGTTAAGTGTAGGAATATCAAACTTAGTACCATTATAATGAACCACAGCATCTGCATCGTTAAGAAGGGCATGAATTCCTTTCAGCATTGTCTTTGGTCTTGATTGGTGTACAGAATCAAACAGTACATCTTTCTGTCCTAGCCACTTTGCTGCGTAGCATAGGACATAAGAAGACTCCATCAACTGATTGATACTGACATTCTGTTGCCAAAGACCCCATACATGAGCTGTGTTAGGACTTGACTCAATATCTAGTAGTAGTATTTTCAAGACCATTCCTTGTCTTCATCATACTTCTCAAGGTCTAGTTCCTGTTGAGCATCAGGAATTTCAATACTATAATCTGCTGCTCGTGTTGAAAAGTATCCATGATTATTAACAAATCGCAATTTCTCTTTTACATCGTATCCATAAACACCACTTAAAAAGTCTGCAAAGTCAAGCATTATTGCAGTCCATTCTGTATCTGACGAGTGAGATATCGTCATCTCCGTAGATTTCTGTTTTGGATAACCGTATTGTGTGTTGTTATCGTCGTACTCAGACTCATAACTAAATCGATAAGTATTAGTTAAATCACTCATTGCACTTCCTTTCTATTTTGCCATCATGTTAAATAAGACTTCTGCATCAATTACTGCTAAAGGTTTACTGCCATTCTGCTTAACAATCACAATCGGTTCATAATCGCCGTGTGATTTTGCTTGTTCGTAATACTTATACACTGCCACCTTTGCTAACGACTTACATTCAATTGATGCTGGAATTTCATCTTTAGCAAACTGAGACATGACAATGTCTTCACCGTGACTCCCCATCGGACAACTGCGAAGATCGAGTTCGCTTAGTTGCGGATACCTTTTTAGTAACTCTTTTACTACCCACTTTTGTAGGTTTCGTCCCTTTGCTTTCGCTGACTGTGGTTTCATTTAATACCTTTCTATCTTTAATCCATGCTTTGGGAATGTGCATCCTAGCGTTGGTTTCGGTGTCCGACCATGTAGACGCAATACAGATGGCTTCATCCGTTTCGTGAACTAGAAAGCCAACAGTAATGCACTGGTGAATCTCGGCTTTAACTTTCTCTTCCCATCCGGAGTCAGCAACAGCATCAATCCATGCGATTTGAATTATATCTGGGGTAACTGCCACAGTTCATTTTCCTTTCGTTGTAACCACAATAATTGTCCATTTTCTAAGACACGCTTTTCATCGCCGTCATACGCTTCTAAAACGGCTTTAAACAGTTCTGTTTCATTGGTACAGTCCGCTAATAGCTTCTTTGCTTTAACTGGTCCAATGCCTTTTAATCCAACGATATTATCAATCCTGTCGCCAGTTAATATCTGTGTATAAAAAGACACTAAGCCTTCAAACTCTGAGACATAATACTTTTCTTTTTTACGATAGTTGTAATGCCAACCTCTAAACTGGTTCAGGTCTTTATCGATATGAACCATGATGGTTTCGTCTTCTGGAACCGCATAAGCAGCAATACCAACAGCATCGTCAGCTTCGATTCCTTTGACTACTGTAAAGCCCCACGATGTTACTAAATGACATCTAAGTGCTTGAAAATGCACAGGTTTCTCAGAAGTGCGTTGTCCTTTATAGGGCGCAGTAACAGCTAAGTCATTTCTAAAGTTACCTTTACCAGTCAAGAATCCTTTGTAATCTTCACAATCTAAATCCATACACAACTCAACCATTGTCTGCTCAAGCCGTGAAACCGCAATAGGCTCCTCTACATCGGTGCTAGAGAAACCTACTGCGTAGATTAACGAATCAGCGTCAATCAGTGCTGTTATCACAGAATGTCGTCATCCATGTCGTCGTCAATATCAGCGTTATCAGCGCTGTACTTAACTAAATCAGTGATGACAATCTTTGCCAATGAAGCCGAGACACCATTTTTGTTCTTCCACTTCCACTCGTAAGGCTTGATGAGTGCGACTGCTTTAGAACCATTACCAACAGTGTCCTTGATTTCATTACCAGCTTTATCATAAGGCTGGATAGCATAGTTTGACTTAACAGTCAAGAACCAACCCTTCTCAGGTTTGTCTTCACGCTTTCGTGGTGCAAGACCAATTGACTCTAATGCTTGGACAGCGTTGTCTGAAAGATTGGCTAAGTCGCATTGGAACTTACCACTCATTTCGTTAACACGGTCAAAGAAAGCCCATTGAACTTCTGCTTGAATTTTTACTGGTTTCATTTCCATATTACTCTCCTTATCTACTACGGTTTAGAAATACTGCTTGGTTATTATACAACAACTTACAACTAAATGATTCCACGATATGAAATAGTTACTGCAGTGTTTGGGTGCTGTAATCAATACTGGCTTCCAGTGTACCGTCTTCAATATCGAGTAGTGCATCCTTTAATAATTCATAGGTTTCATCTAAATCAAATGATGATTCTAAACTGTAAGTACCATCAATATAGGCAGTGATAACAGTCATGCCAAGTATGTTTTCTTTATTTCTATCCATCGTCAATGGGTCTCTTTCCAGTTATTACCTACACGATATTCGCCACTTAAAGGACACCGCATCTTTAACAAGACACCAGCATCAGCGATAGATTGTACACCAAGTTTACCGACTTCGTCTGCACGATTCTCTTCAACTTCTATTTGCCACTCATCATGGACATTGGCTACGAATTTATAATCAATCTTAGACTGTCTTAATCGTTTATTAAAGATAACCAATGCCTGTTTCATTGCTATCGCACCAGCGCCTTGCAATAGCGTGTTGAGCGCTGAATGCTCCGCCCGAACGAGTAACTTGCGTCCGTCAAGACCCGGTAGCCACGCTTTCTGAGCATAGATACGAGAAACTTTTTCCCGCAATGATTTAAGCCCCGGCGTGTTGCGTAGAAAACGAGTAATGAGCGCTTGTCCTTCTTTCGATGAACCTCCAACAACTGACCCGATCTTGGCAGCTCCTGCACCATAGAGGAATGCATAGATAAAAGTCTTAGCTTGGTTCCTTGTCTCAAGCCCTGCTGCTTTCTGATTTGCTGTGTGAATGTCGCCCGATACAACTTCATTAGTATACGCATTATCTCTCATATAATGAGCCAGCATCCGCAACTCTAAACCACTTGCGTCGATACCAACTAATTTATATCCTTTCTCAACTGTCCAAAGTTCTCTACATTCGGGTCCATAAGGACTGCCGCTATTGGGTACCTGTGCCATGTTAGGGCTGTGGTGGGTCATACGACCAGTAACTGCACCATTAGTGATTACTTGTCCATGAACACGACCATCAGTTTTAATGGCATCAATCCAACTCTCAACCTGCGCTATCCGCTTTTGTAGCATCAAGTACTCAGCGATGGCTTTCGCTTCTGGGAAGTCGAGACCTTCGAGCGTGGTTTCGTCGACGATGACGCTACCTTTTTCGGTGTGCTTTTTCGGCTTCCAACCTTTCTCGATGAGCCTTTCGGCGATTTGCTTGCGACTTCCGGGATTGAAGTCTTCCACGATGTCGGGAAGGGGTCTTCCATGAGTTTTGTGGGTGCGACCAGAAGTGACCTTGGGAGGAAATATCCTTTGCATTTCAACGCAAATAGCGTCCAGCTTAGTTTTAAGAACAGATAATAATTGTAGAGCTTTAACTTCGTCGAATCGGAATCCGTTTCGTTCTTGCTCTGCGATGATGAATGCAACTTCGTGTTCGAGTTTGATACTTTCTTGCGAATAGTCATGTGACATCTCCTTGGTTAAATATTCGTACAACTTCTGTGTTACTAATGTATCTTGAATGCAGTATGATACCATCTCTTCAGTTAAACCGCCATCAAAATCTGTGAATGCCGTCTTTAGAAATCCTAATCGATTCCCCCATGCTTCTAGAGAATGCCCCAACTCTATGCTCGGAGAAAACAATCGACTTATTACGAGCGTATCGCACACTTTCGTCTTTCTCATAATAATCTTCCAATTCTTCTTGAGAACAGGACCGTCGAAGTTTATGCCGTTGTGCATTATAATCAAAGTGCAAGAGTCCAAATACTTTTGTAGTCCGTCTTGATTCTTCCATACTTTCACCTCTCCGTTATCAATGTTCCGAGTTACAACGCACCAGATTATATCGTGTGTTGTGTTGGTTTCAATATCAAGAATGATTCTCATTTAAGATTAATCCAGAGTCCTATTTGCGATGCAGCATAACCTATCCAAATCAATGCATTAGACATACTGCCTTTGCTTAATTGTAACACACCAACAACTAAATAGCCAATGCCAGTAGCTCCGACAATGTAGTGTTCAAGAGTCATTTCTTTTTAACTACTTTCTTCTTAGCAACAATCGGTTCTTCTACAACTGGTCTAGGTGTCTCAAACATTATTGCTAATAGTTCTTGAATCTCTGGTTCTGTTGCCACCCAGCGACTGCCATCATTGAAGTGAATCTCTCTGTCAATGATATAAGTAACATTCTCAGGATTAATAAGCCTGTTGCCAATTCTTAGGAGTTTACTCATCGCCTATTCTCTCTAGTTCGTGTTCAGCTAACGCTGTAGCTGCTTTTAAACTCTTGATTAATTGTTTTACATCGTCACGGTGGTCATGGTGGATAGCACCGCCAACAAAGTAAGCCTCTAAAGTCTGACGCACAACTTCTTTTAATGTGCTTTTAAATGTAACAGGATCATCGCTATCACCAATGTAGAATCCATACTCCATACTACCATTCTCAGCAACCCAGATAAAACTATCTAGTTTAACGGTTCTTGTAGTCATCTTTGCTCCTTTTTCAAATACGAATCAATTGCATCATCAATCTCTTGACCTAACATCCACTGCCATTTAGTCATATCACCGTTGCACAGAATCACAGATGGTGCTGCAATCTCAGGGTCAACATCCCACGATGCACTGCGTAGCCAGAGATAGCGTTCAGAGTTCTTATACACTTCCTGATTGTCCTGAATCTTACTAAATACATTACGATTCAGTTCTTTAAGTCTGTCAATCTCGGTGCATAAATCAGTGATGATTTTACGAGTGACATGATACTCATCGGTTTGTGCATAGCGCTTTGCTTTGTCAATTAAATCGTCTTTCATAGTGTGTCCTTTATCTCTAACATTCGTCCGGTTTGTCCATTATACAGCAAAGCGCCACAATTACCAGTGTAACCACTAAATCGATTCTTTAATACTCGTACCGATGTGGTATTACGCTCAATCGGATCTTCAGCCTGTCCATTACGCTCTAATCCTATCACAATGTCCGATAGTTGTGCAATAGCACCTGAGCCACGCAACTGTGCTAAGGATGTCACTGCACCTTCTTCGTGTCCACGACCTTCGTTACGCTTTAGGTGTGAGACACAAATCAAACTGATACCAGTCTCTTGCACAATCATTCGTAGCTTAGTCATAATAGCGTCTAAGGCTTTCCGTTCATCACCAACATCACCGCCACTGACGATAATACTAATATGGTCAAGAAAGACATAACCACAGCCAAGACCCTTAGCCATGTAGCGCACTCTGTTGACAATGTTTTCCAAAGAAGTGCTACCAAAATGGTCAAACAAATACAAGCGGTCAGTTCCCAAAGTTCTATCAAATGCATCTTTTAACTCCTCCGGTGATACCTCAACATCAGGTAGATGAATTGGTTTGTTTATTGCTAATGACATGAGAGACCGAGCAGTCTTGCGGACTCCCTCTTCAAGAAACATAAGTCCGACATTGTCACTGGTTTTGTTAAGGATGTGCCAAACGATTTCTCGTAAGAATTGAGATTTGCCAAGACCAGAGCCAGCAGTGACCATGACAAGTTCTCCTTTGCGAATGCCGTATGTGAGTTTATTAACGCCGTCATACGGGTAGTCACAATCAGCCTTCTCAATAGGAGACGATACCAATTCCCAGAGGGTGTTACCTTGAATAATTCCATCAGGTATGTAAGATTCAGCAGCCCACCAAGTATCAATAAATTCTTTACTAGCATCATTTTCAAGGTAATCAGAGGCGTCTTTATATCCTGTCTTATGCTTCATTATTTTAACTTTGCCACCGAATAACTCAGCGACTGCTTGAGCTGCTTTTTGACCGGGTTCATCGGCATCAAACGCTAGGACGATAGTCTCAAACGAATCAATCCATTCGTATTGTGCTTTGCAGTCCTTTAGAGCGCCACTAGCGCCACTGCGGATACTTACACAAGGGTATTTGCTACCTTGCATCTGATAAGCCGCTAGAGCGTCTAATTCACCCTCACAGATAGTCAGATAGCGTCCAGATTTGGTAAAGATATTCTGTCCAAATAGCGTAGCATCTTTGAAGTCACCAGCAACACTAAAGGATTTGTTTTCCACAATCCTAGTTTTGATAGCGACCATCTTGCCATCGGCATCATAGTAAGGATAGTAATGTTTGCCAGTATCTTGCTTAACACCAAATGCTATGCAAGTAGCCGAAGTAATACCACGGTCAATGATACTAAGAGAAGTAGCAGAGTCATAAAAGTTTAGTTCCTTATTCATTGGTTTTTTATAGTCTTTCGTAATTTCACCATTCCTAGCCTTGTATGTGTGGCATACATGGCAGTAAGTGTGTCCATCGCTGTGCATAGCATTACCATCGCTTGAACCGCACTCGTCGCAAGCCATGTGATACAAAAATTTACTCTCTTTCAATGTCTTGAACCCTCCGCCGTAATGAGTTGACATCGAAGTGCCTGAACCTCTGCCAACGCCATAACCAATTCGGTTTGTGTTTTGATTAGTTCGTCCTGTAATTCCTCCACTTGCTTCGTTAAATCGATTACGCATGATTGCCTGTCCTCGCTTGTAAAAGTTGTCATCTTATCCTTCCATTTCCAAAAGTTATTCCAATTCACTAGGTTTAGTGGCGGACACTTCCATACCATTATTAGTTCCTTTATTTAACATCAATCACCCCTTGCATCTTAACTCGATGTGGATATTGTGTCTCAATCCAAAAACAACGATAAGTCCCGTTCTTAACGCTTAACCAAGCCTCATAACGCTGATACTTGCCTGTTGCGTCAATGCAATCATTATGCTCAAAATGCGCCTGATTAGCAACCCAACCGCATAAACAACCCAAAGCAAATACCCCAATGAAGATAAGGTCTTTCATGAGTTTCTCTTAATCATCCAGTCTAAAGCATCATGAAGAATACTAAATCTAGGTGATTGTTCGGTTTTGTTCTTCCATTGGAATACCATCTTATCAGCAACATCCCAATTATTTTGTTCATGGTTCCACCTTGCAGAACGCTCATGGTCTGTAATCAATTCCATACCCATTTTATTCATCTTTATCCTCCAATACTGCCCGTTGAACCAATCGATTAACCTTGTCAGCGATAGCGATATCAAGGTCAGCCATCACCTTATCATAGCCATAATCCCCAATTAAATCAACCATATCCATCATTATGAAATGGTATCTTGCTTCTTCATTGTGATTCATGCTTGACCTCCCCATTGTTGAGCCATTGCGTCGGCAATTCCTTGGAATGTCCTATTCCGGATTCTTTCTCGTTCTTTAGGATTTTTCTTAAACGCTTCATAAAACCATTTCGGTTGTCGTTTCATTTTTCCAGTTTTACCATCTTTCCATTCAAAAAATTCACCTTTACCTACAATTGTCGTTGGCACTAATTTTGGTAAATCTCTAAGCCATAAACAAGTGGATTTTTGAGCCTCATCACCATATTGCCACGGCTGAATAATCTGGTCAGGTTTACGATAGCGATTAGACATGATACCTATTGGATTCTCTATTGCGTATTTTGGAATATTACACTCTACTAACTGCATAAAAAAATCTATACCTTGTTGTTGTCGTCCGTCTGCAATTTTCTTGGCAAAATGAGCAGCACCAGAAACTGCAAGATGGGTGCATGGTGGGTGAGCAATCATCAAATCCCAACCATCATTGATGATGTCAAAAATATCCCCTTGATGATGGTTTCCGGGTTTTTCTGTGGGTTCTAAATCACAAGACCAAGCATCATGACCTAGTTTTACAAACGCATCCCGGACTGTTCCGCTAAATTCACACGCTACTAAAACTCTCATATAACCTCCCTATAAAAGACAAACTATAAACCTAAAGACAGAATTGTCAATACATAAGACAAAAATAAACTACTTGACAACATTTACAAAATTGAGTATAATGCTTTTACAACATAGACTATCGTTGATTGTTTCTTTATGTTAATTGATAGTAATCTATATTCACAGTTACGATATAGACTATATTAACTATAACGATACCTATATTACCCGCAAGCGAGTGCATTATCGATTGTCCCAATCAGTCCAATAGTCTTCTGGGTCTTCAGCATCTAAACCACCATCAATATACCCGTTATCATCAATCAACGATTCAGTCATAGCAGTATCTGATTCATTCATTAGGTCTTGCCTAACTTGTATCGGGATATAAGCCTCAATCGTTTTAAGACAATCTGAGCATAGTTCTACATATTGCCTAGTGATACCATGCTTTATGGTAGCCTCAAAATCAGTTAATGACGAATTGCAACATTGGCATCTCATTAGAATTCCCCTTCCGCAATATCCTTAGCCATATCCAACCAATAAGCCTTAACCTTGTCTATAACCTCAGCAGGTGCGCTATCGGGTTTATAGTCTTCGTCAAGCTCTAATTGCATTAGCGCCTCATCCCAATTATCAGGGTCAGCCCAATAGCATTGCCCATCACTAGCAATTAGACAATCTACTGACTCGTTAAAAGCATCATTGTCATAATCCCCGTCTTCAGGTTCATAATACCGATTGTTGTTGTAATTCATAAAAAGCCTCTCCATTCAATTAAAATTGATTAAGTAATACCAACACATCACCAACACTAAGAAAACCCAGTAT